TTATTTTCTTATAAACGCGGCATCTTTTGTCAAGGGGTCTGTTACATCTGATACATATCTTTCTACTTTCATATGCAAATCATATTTTTCTCTAAGTTCCGTAATACGGGTCATCATTGGAGAAGCGTGGTGTTTGTCTAATGCTTCCTGATCTGTCCAACTATCAATCAGCAGAACTGTTTCTTCATCGTCCATTGGAAAAAAGTATTCATAGCGACTATTCCCTTTTTCTGCACGAATCGCCTCTACAATTCCGCTGGCAATCATTTCTTTGGCAAATTCTCTTGCACCTCCATTTGTCCCACTATAATAAATATTTATAGTAATCGCCATCTGTCTTCCCCCCTAAATTTACTTGCCTTTTTACGTTCCCGACTAAGGTTATTTAGTATTTTACTGTGTTCTTCTGTGTTCGGAATCACTATAATATAGCAATTCTCTTTTGTAAAGAAAAATAGAACTCTAAATTTTTTGGCACATTTTTTGGCACAAAAAAATCCCTACCTCTCACAATGAGAAGTAGGGATTTGCTTATTTCTTAATAATTTAACGTTTGACCAGGATAAATCAAGTTAGGATTTGATAGTCCGTTTAATGCAGCTAAGGCTTGATAAGTAGTACCGAGTTTGGCTGCAATACTAGATAAATTATCGCCGTATTTAACCGTGTAGACATTACTTGTTGCCAATCCATTGACTTTCAAAACTTGACCAGGATAAATAAGATTTGGATTAGCCAATCCATTTAATGCCGCCAACGTTTGATAGTCTGTTCCGTATTGATAAGCAATGCTTGATAATGTTTCGCCATATTGAACCACGTGAGTAGATTCTGGTTGTTTATCAGGAACAACTGTTGCATCTGGTAATAGTTCAATATCGCCTTTACTAATCCACGATAAGATGCCTTCTAGCAACACTCTGCTTCCAGTTACTTCTTGCACTTTATAGCTGTTTCCTTTTACCCAATCTGGAATAGCTTCACCCGTAGCCCAAGCATCTACGTTAAATTTCACTTTGACCGTATCGCCAACTTTAACATCGGAACTTGGCGTATTTTCGACTTCTTCACCTGCATCAATTGCTGGAGTTTCGGTTTCTGGTTTGTCAGTTGCAGTATACCCGTTATCAGTAATACCTGTTAAGTCTACGTTACCATCTAACCCACCAGCAATATAAGTGGATGTAAATTGCCAAATTCCAACACCATCCATACTTGGGAAATAAGCATACAATGGTTCTGGCGTTACTTCATAGCTAGGATAAGCTGCAATCCATAAAGAATTAGGGAACTCTTTAATAATTCGCTGATAGTCCACATACTGCAACGTAAAAGGCTTGTAACTATAATACATTGGTGTATATCCTGCTTGTTTAATACGGCGCATACCGTACAGGATTGTTTCCGTATTTGCGTTTACGTCAGAACTAGCACCATGCTCAAAGTCTAAAGCAACGATGGAATTTTTAGGCGTTTGAATACGTGGTAAGAAGTAATCCATTGTTGTTTTTGCAATATCCATGTTTCCCCAAGTGTCATACCAAATATAGGTATGCGCACGTTTCCCTTGTGCAATAGCACTTGCTACTTGCGTTTTATATGTGTATTGTTCATAAATACCGCTAGCATTGTAGCCACCAATCTGGGCAATAGCGAATTTATCATGTGCATAGCCAAAACGACCTTGTTCGCCTTGATAAATCGCCCAGTCCACACCTTGATCACCTTTTGCGGCGAATACATTTAAAGGAGTAACTGCTACCAACGCTACAATAATCAACGTCACAATTTTTTTCATAAAGACACCTTCCTATTTTTTATTTTTTAAATTTTTTATGAAATCTTCAAATAGTTCCGTAACTACTCCCATCTTCTGATAGTTCTCAAATATCGATTTAATTTCCATCATCAGATAGCCCACATACAGAACATATAACAGCCCCACACCAGCGCCACCAGGCACTAACGGTGCTAAGGGAATGAAAAAAAGCAGCAAGACAATACTTGCTACTTTCCTTAATATTCCGTTGATTCCTATTTTACTTTTAAACTCAATTTCTGGATTTATCTTGGCTGCGATAGTGCCGCTAATAAAATCGATAGTCATTGCAATGCAAATTAACATCAAAACATATACTGCTTTATACTCTGGATCCGCTACAAAACGCTCCAAAAAATCAAATACCGCCAAACCTACTTACCTACTTTCCGACAATTTCTTTCGCTTCTTTTTCTGTAATGCAAAGTGGGACAAACTCCATTACTTGTTCATCTGTAAAACAGCCCCAGTCATACATCATTTTAATGTCATCAAATGTAAACATTTTATTCCACTCCTTCTGCTAATTTTTCGTTAATTTCTTTTACCTGATTGGTTAATTGATTAATCGCAAGCATTGATTTTGCACTAATTTGCGCAAAATTATCTGCTTTCTTCGTTACTTCGGAAAGCTCTCTTTTTAAATTCATGTCATTAATCATAAGTTTTGAATTTAATTGTTTTAATTCCGCATTTTCGGCTTGTAATACCTCAATGTCGGTTGGTGGTGCCGGCTCTGGTTCTGGCACATTGTCAGGATCATAAATTAAGCTTGTTCCGTCCCAACGATAATTAAAGAAATCTGTTGGTTCTTTTTCTACTTCAAGTTCAATTTTATTCGGTTGTTCCATTGTGGAATATCCGTCTAAATAACCTTGAATATCATCAATCCAAATTTTCATGTTCTCTTTCCTCCTAGTATTCATAAATCGCGCTTAAAGCAAACATTTTACTGCCTGAACCAGCTGTATCACTAGATGATGCATTCAAATCATTACCAGTAATTTTAGTATCAGTGATGTACAAATACTTCCGCACTAAATTAGTGTAATACCCATGCAAAAGAAAAATAACACCTTTAGAACCTGGATTCTGCGCATGCTGTTTAGGAATAACGAAAAAGTGATAACATGCACCGTTCAAAGTTCCTTCTTTGGTATATTCTTGCCATTGTAAAATCCAACCATTCTCGCACTGTGAAAGAGACTTAGAAGGTACTTGCCCATTTCCTGCAGCTCCGCCATACCATGCACCTGTCCACAACGGTTCTTTTTGAGTAATTTTCTGGAAAGTTCTTGAGGTGCTATCAACGGCTGCACCAATTTTATTGAAATTTTCTTCAATCGATTCTGCCCCGTTCTCCATCCCTCTATAAATTCTAGTTAAATCCATATTCACAACGTCCTTTCTTATAAAATTAAGTCAAATACAATAGATCGGCTATTCTGACCATCAATAAGCAAATACTTATGCTCATCAATTTTTACAGGTAGAGAATCTGTTTTATAATCTAGCGGAATAGTCACGATACATTCAGAAGAATTCACATGTTTTACCGTACATTGAATTGATTGAGAAGCACTGCCGCCAAATAATCCTGTTGGTTCTGTACCTAAAGGCAGCACACCTATGCCGTGTGTCCAAGTACGAACATTAACGACGGGTTGAGCTCCTAAATTGTGAACAATAGTTACATCAAAACCAACTGGAATAACAGAAGCAATGATATTTTCAAAATATTCTAGCCGTTCATCTAACGTTTTAAAATTTCCCAAACGTTCACTACTTCGAGCATCGATAACTTCGCTATCTGTTGTAGCATTTGCGATTACATCTCTAAAACGTTCCTCTAAATTGGTTTGACGTTGTTCTACTTTAGATTGGCGTTTTTCTGTATTTTCAGAAATAGCCTTTATTTTATTAAATAAAACACTGGTATACTCCATCATACGAGCTAAAGATTCTCGAACATGTCGTCGATACATCTTTGTTCGAATCCACAAAGCGAACGTTTGAGAAATAGGATCAATCACACCGTTTTTTATTTCATCTTGCACCTCATCGACATCGGTCGGGTCTTGATAATCAACTGTTGTATTTGGTTCATTTGTTGGTCGAGTATCCTTAAATTCTTGTGCCAACCGTCTCACCTCTCTTATTTTTCTAATTTCTCTACGCGCTTAATTAAATCGTCTAACGCCTTTTTCATATCAGTTTGAGTAGTGCCTACAGATTCGACTGTATTTGTTAAATCACTTGCTAATTGCTTAAAGGCTTCCGTCGATTCTGTCACGGTTGTTGATAATTCACTGGTTAAGTCTTCCAAAGAACTAACTTTACTACTTTGAACAGATAAATCATTGTCAAATTCTTCCTGTCTTTTTATCAACTCTGATATGTTTTGAACTCCTGCCGTCGCAAATTTTTTTACGTTTACTAAATTGGATTGAATAGCTTTTATTTCGTTTTGATAATCGGTCAGTTTTTTCTTTTTCGAACCAATAGTCAAAGTAACCTTTTGCGGTTCTAAAATACTAAATTTTTTCTCAATCACTTGTAATCGTTCTACAGCATAAATAAATTGATTATCTACTTTATAACTGTTTCCTAAAGTGATTAATTCATACCGTTTATCCAATAGACCTAACTCAATGGCTTCAACTGTCCAAGTTACCAACATCAAGCTTTGGTCTTTTAGCCATTGCAACCCTCGACGTTTTAAAATTGATGGGTCTTTGACATTTGAAAATTCTACAATACCCGTGTTTAATCCAAATTTTTTGATTAACGCTTCATCATCAAGGTAATTCTTACCGCCATTTACTTTTTCGATGGTGTATTTAGGTCGTGAAAAATCTGTTCCCACTTCAATATCAGTATTTGACGTATCTTCAATATCTTGACCTACGGGCACAATCCTTGTAAACAATTCAGAAATATCAATATCTCGAGTAGCACTTTTTAGATTTTTGGTTAACTGTAAAGGAGTTTCACTGTTCACACCATAATTAGATAGATAATCTAAATAATTTATATTCCCAACGCGTCGAAGTGTTAACGTACCGCCCAGCCTATCCAACAATTTTTCTTTAATGGTATCAGCTGTACTTTGATAGCCTAATCCTCTTAGCAAGTCCCCATTATCTACAACATTCACTTCACCAAGCCGAAACTGCTTATGCGCTTCAACTTGTTTATTGTGTGCATCGAGTATTTTTTGTAAATAAGCAGATACAGTCATTCGTGTTGGTTTCATATAGGTTTGAACAGAATCATATAAAAAAGCTTTCTCATCCTCCGCTAAGAGAGTTTGAGAAAAGCTTCCTGATGCTTCCATTTTATTCGTGATTTTAGCAACTCTACCATAAAAAATTTCTTTATTTCTTGTAACATCCACAATCTGGATAAAGTGAATAATCGGCTCAATCTTTTGATAGTATTTATTGTTAATATTAAAGGTAAATTCAAAAGTAGAAATTCCTAATCCATTAAGCGATAAATATACTTCACTATCTTTGATTTTCTCACCATAGCTATATGGCTCATGAACAATCTTTGGATTCTTTCTGTTCGGATTATCAAACAATAATACTCGATACATTAGACCATCACCTCACTAGACATAAAGAAAGAGATATGACCTTCGCCATAAATAATTAAGTGGTTAGTTCCTCTTTTTAATTTAAAGAAATAATCTTGCGATTCGCCTTTCGGAACTTTTATTGTTGTTCCGTCATCAGTAGTTAATTGCATTGTAGACGTTGCCTTTATTGTTGGACTAGAAGCATTCGCTCCCATATTGATAAGGAAAATTTCTCTTTTTCCATGGATATAATAGCCTGTCCAATTATCGGCACTATCATCTGTGAAAAAGTCCTCGTCAAAGACATCGGAATAAGAAATATTTTCCTTTAAAGCAAAAGGATACACGTCAAATTCTACAGTTAATGTTAATGAATTACTTGACGCATCATCTTCTGCTTTCACACTTTTGCATTTTCCATACCAACGAAGCCCTGAACGTAACCAAGAATCGTCAATGTAATCAATTCCATCCATCATCAATTCTTCTTTTACTTTCGCCTCTAACGACTTTCGTTCTTCATAAGGCGTATTAGGTCGCCAAAAAGTAACAGTGACAATACGATTACTAAAAATTCGTTCTCCTGTAAGCATGGAAAAATCGTACTGCCCTTGCATGAAAGGAATTTGTTCGATAATCTCTACTTCTTCCGCAGAAGGAGCATCGTGTTCAATAATGTAGAAACCGTGTTCTTTGCTATTAAAACGACCTTTAGCCATATATTCTACAATTTCAATCAACTACGATACCTCCCATCTTGCTTTTGTTGTTCTGCTAAATTAAGATTCATTGGACTACCTAGCGCTCCCACTACTTGGCCAGTATCCATCACAACAGTTAAATGTCGTATTTCTTCTAAGATTTCTACCATTTTTCCCATTGGCGTATTATCTATAGAATGTTTTACCTCAATTGCATTTGAACGTTTCATCAAACGGCTACCCGTAATGGATTGATGGATACTTGAAATCATATCTTTTGCACTTTGTACGGCAACCGACGTATCTTCTCGAATACCTGCAGCTACACCTTGTGCAAGGAAAACACCAACGTCATATTTCAATAAACGTGATGGTGATTTAATTTTTGCTTTTTTCTGTGCTTCGGCATTAACTGCAGCTACTAAATTTTGCATGGCGGACACAGCTTCACCTTGGCTTGCCCGAATACCAGAAGCAACACCACTAGCTAGATTCGAACCGACTGATACCATACTTACCGAGCTAGCACCACTTTTAACAGCATTTCCTAAATCTCTTCCTGCATTATTAGCTGAACCAACCTGAGAAGATAATCCTTGAACAAAACTACGTCCAAGCTGTTCTCCTGCGCTTTGCATAGCAGAAGCTTTTGTTTTTATTCCTTCAACTGGCGCTGAACCTAATTCGGTACCTTTTTGTTTTGCGTTGCTTTTCTGTTTCGCTAGCCCTGTGTTATACTCGCCAGCATTAGAATTACCGCCGCTATTGTATTCTTTACCTTTACTTTTTGCGCCCTTTGCACCAGATGAAGCTACATCACCAGAAGTTTTTTCCGCTTCTGCTTTCTTATTTTTTACGCCTGAGTTCATCTGATTCATTAACTCTTGACCGACATTATTGATTTCAACTTTTCCTGAGTTCAACCCGTCGATTAATTTGTTTTTACCATCTTGACCGTTTTTAAACAAATCAGGCGGTAATGATTGCAAGGTATTCACAATGTCAGCTTTTGACATATTCGCCCATAATTTAGGGTCGTTGCTTTGTAATCCTTGAACTAAACCGTTAGAGCCTTCAACCCCCCGTTGGCGTAATATGCCAGCTAATAAGGCCATCTGTTGATCAATGCTAGCACCGTTATTTACATAAGATTGATAAATACCTAAAAGTTGTTGGTCTGTCACACCTTTAAGCTGTGCTAAATTATCAGCCGTCACCGCAATTTTATTTGCACCATTTTGTGAAATAATCGCTAGAAGTTGCGCTCCTTGCTCTAATTCACTTTGGCGTATCTGGCTGTTTTGTGTTTGTAATTGTGTGATTTGATTTTGGAAAGCAGCTTTTTCAGATTCTGTTTTTGCTTGGTTTTTTTGTGTTTCTAATTGCTGAATTTGGGCGTTATTTTCTTGCACTTGTTGCGCTTGAAGTTCCCCAAGTGTTCGTAAGCTTGTTAAGGTTTGCTCTTTTTCTTGCTCGCTTAACATTTGATTGTTATTTAGCTTGTTTACACCTGCTTCAACAAATTGTTTCTGTTGCTCTACTAAATTATCGCGAATAATATTTGTTTGATTCTGTAAAGTCGCTCGTTGCTGTTCAGTTAACTCTTGCCCCTCTATCGTTTTGTTATTTTTCAACTGATTAGAATAATCCGTATAAACTTTTAACAAATCATTATTGGACGATTGAACAGCCTTCATATACTCGGTTGAGGCATTAGCGAAAATCTTTTGCTTTTCAGCTTCGGATTTTCCTTCTGCTGCTTCAATTTGCTTGTTATAGGTTTCAACAGCCTTTTTCTGCTGTTCCTTTAAATTCGTAACTAAATCAAGTGTATTCTTGAAATAAGTTTCTACGCCAGCCGTACTACCATTTTGCTGTGAGAAAAGTTCAGTCATTGCCTGTTTAGCTTCATCAAGTTTTGAGGAGTAATCTTCAACACTATTTGATACCTCTTCCATATTCATGGACATGGCTTTCGTAGTGTCTTTCGATTTTTTCCCTAACTCTTCTGTGCTCTTAATAGCGTTTTTAATAGCAGAATCAGAAAACATTGTGTCCCAATCCTTGCCTATATCAGACATGCTTTTTTTCACATCTTTAAAAGCTTTGTCTGCGCCTTTAGAATCACCTTTTAGCCGTTTCCAAAGTCCTTTTACGCCGTTTGCAATTGCCATTATAGCGTTTACCGCTGTTTTTCCTACAGTAACGATAGCGCGTAAGCCATCTACAAAACCTGCTATTGCAAAAGTGACACCGACAATCGCACCAGTACCTAACCACTTAAATATATTTCCTAATCCTTTTATTGTTTTAGTAACACTCGCGGAGCTAGGAAGTACACTTTTAAACGATTTTACTATTCCGCTAAAAGCAGTTTTCACGTAGCCTTGAATGTTCATAAAATTGGATTTCCAAGCTTGCACTACACCAACTATCGTAGCGGTTATTGCTACTAAAATTGCCGTTATGGGATTACTCAACATAGCTCCTGTTAAGCTAGCTATAGATCGTATCCCTGTTGCTGCAAATGTTCTAAAACCTCCACCTGCTTTTGAGGCAGCTACGCCAAGCCCTGATAAAACCGTTCCCGATTTGCCAGCTGTAGAAGATAAATTCCTTAGCGACCCAATAGGATTAATAACAACAGAGGCAAATTTCGCTAATTTGCTGTTTGATAATTGTAAAGAAGCAGAAAAAGAACGGAAAAAGTTAGTAACTTTATTCCCTTCTCCTAGCATATTTAGCTGTCTTTGGCTTGCTCGTAGATTTGCTCTAAATGTATCTAACGTAGGAAAAAGACCTGAAATAGTCTCTCCTAACGTGGTAAATCTTGTTAATACATTTACATTGACTCCCGCATTTTCAAGTCCAGCCAGATTTGCTTTATATTTAGAAACAAACCCTTTTACAGCTTGTAATGAGCTATTAGAACCCCTAATAATAGGATTATTGATAAATTTCTTCCACTTGCTATCGATATTTCCTGCGGTTTCAAACATTGTTGAAATTGTTTTGCCAAAAACACTTGTCATTTTCCCAAAAACTTTTAACACGGGACCAGCAGAAGCAGCTAACGCAACCATTTTCAAAATGAACTCTTGCGTTTTTGGATCAGCTGATGCAAAAGCCTCAGCCATATTTGCTAAAGCTTCAATCATAGGCTTAGCAGCACTTATCGCGCTATTTAATGCGGCTACTAATGGACCGCCAAACGTAATTGCTACATCATTTAATTGACCACGTAAAATCTTTAACTGTGATTCTGTAGTTCCGTATCGTTTACCAGCTTCTTCTGCTAGAGCTGTATTTTCGTTAAACGCTTCGTTACCTCGTTTTACAGCTCCTTCAAAGACATCACTTGCATTAGCTGCACGTAATAAACTATCACGTAATCGAACTTCTGTAATTCCCATATCATCTAACACTTTAATAGCTGATATTCCGTGTTTTTCTGAGTCTTTTAAGCCCTGGATAAATTCAATTAATGCTTGAGATGGATTGCTTTTGAATAATTGTGCAAACTCTTCACTAGTTCGACCTGTTACATTTGCAAAATCTTCCAGACTACCTGATGCTTTGCTAGCTTCTTTATACATTTTCTTTAATTCTGAGGTAGGTATTCCCATTTGCTTAGAAACTGCCGTCAGTTCTTTTCCACCCCAGTTTACAACATGCACAAAAGATTCCCAAGACACGCCTTGCTCTGCTACTGCTTGTTTCAGCGGCGCAAAAGCTTCAACTCCTGTTTCAGTTGCTAATTGCATTTGTACCATTAATCTAGAGAATGCCGATCCGCCCGCTTCGGCTTCTATACCGACAGATGATAACGCCGCCGCAAAACCTACAATGTCTCCTTCGGTCATGCCAATTTGTTTTCCTGCACCTGCTAAACGTAAGCCCATCTCTGTAATCTCTGATTCGGTAGTCGCTAAATTATTACCTAAGTCAACTATCGCTGAACCAAGATTGCTAAATTTATCTTGTGACATTTGCGTAATGTTAGCAAAACGAGCTAGGGATGTAGCCGCTGTATCTGCAGACATATTTGTTGATTCGCCCATATCGATCATTGTTTTAGTAAATCCGACAACTTTATCAGTTTTTATTCCTAACTGTCCAGCTGCTTCTGCTACTTTTGCAATTTCTTCATGACTAGTGGGTAATTCTTTTGCTAAATCTCTAAGGCCTTTTTCTAAATCATCATAAGAATAAATGACTTTCCCGTTAGAATCGACCATCTCATCGTTGGTCTTTTTAACTCCAGTAAAGGCACTTTCCCATTTTACCGCTGCGGTTGTTACTGCGCCAACGGCACCCGCAATTGGGAGTGTAATACCTTTAGTCATCGAACCGCCGACTTTTTCAATGCTTTGGCCGATACTTGCGGTTTTATCACCGAAACTTTTCATCGCACCATTCACTGTATTCAAATTGCTAGGAATATCAGAAGCATTTGAATTAAGTTTTTTTAGCGAAGACACAGCGCCATTCATCGCACTGGTAAAATTGTTATCACGTGCTGTAAGTATAGCTGTTACCGTTTTACTTTGTGTCACGTTGTTTCCTCCTTTCCTCAACAATTTTTCTTGCTTGTTCTAATCGACGAGCGTTTTCTTCTAGCTCACTTAGCTTTTCCACTTCTCGTTGCGAGATTTCCCCTCGCACATCGCGTTCAAGCTTTTCAAAGTCATAGACATCTTTCACTTCGTTAAAAATATAGCGTTGCCCTTTTTCATCTGGTGTTGTAAAAATACGTGTAGCTAACGCGTTAACGTATAGTTTCCTTTCTTCGTTAATTGCACGTAAATTTACAGCTTTTATCCGTAAATTAAATTCATAAGGAGTCATACGCTCAATTTCTTTTAAAGTGATATTGGGGAAATGTTGAAAACAAGTGACAACTATTTCGTCATAATCTAGGCTGTCGTTTCTTGTTGATTGGCTTGTATCTGTTCCATGTAAGCCATGATTTTTTTGATTGCTTCTAGTGCTTTTTTCGTCCGAAGAGCCGTTAACGGTGCTTGCTCCAAGAAAGAGATAAAATTTTCAAACAACGTTAAAGCCTCTTCTGACGTTTCTAAGTAGTCGTCAATTTCTTTCGTTGTTAAGTCATCATAAGTAATTAACGCTGCGTGCATTAATTTTTGAAAGGCAAAAGCGTCGCCATCTTGTAACCCACCAACCAATTGAACGAAGCCGTCTACTTCTTCAACGTCAGGTTTCAATGCGTTAATTTCGTTTAAAAATTTAAAACCGAAAATCAAAGGATATTTTTTTCCGTTAATTGTTGCGACAGGTTTTACGTTTGTTGACATGTAAAATTCCTCCTAAAAAAGCGACAATGCCTTCACATTGCCGCCTACTTCCTAATTTTTAATTATGGTACTAATGCTAATAAATCTGTTTTCGTTGTTTTTCCTGTAAAATCAATACTGTGAGCAGTTAACCATTCTTTGATTTCAGGAATAGTATTTGCTTCTGTTGGTTTGTTTTCCAAAGAGCGCCCCGCCAATACGGTAAAAGCTGGAATAGCTACTTTTTCAGATTCTTTTTCATCTTGCACACGTACAATATGGTACGTTCCTGCTGTTACTTTTGCTCCTGCATCAAGTCCTGTAATAGTTAATGGACTTGCTCCTTCAACCACTTTTTCACTACCTTTATAAATACGATAAGTAATTGCCATGATTATTCTTCCTCCTTCACTTTAACAACGGCACCATCTGCTGTTGGCGTTACACTTTCAACTTTAGGCACTTCAATTGTTTTTGGTGTGTATTTTTCTACAGGCTCCTCTGGTTCTGCACCTGCTACGGTGTCGTAGAAGAAAGCACGTGCAAGTTCTTCATTTTCGGTGTCAACCGTTGCCCATCCTTCCACTAGGTCACCATTTAAAACTAGAGTTGGCTTAATGCTTGAATTAGAATCAGATTCAGCAGAATCTCCGAATGAATCTAATAAACCTGTGCCAAATTCCGCTTCGTATTTTCCTGTTTTTGGGTCTTTTTTATCAAAATTAATGCGCCACACATCAATTTCTAGCCCGTTACGGTACGCATATTTCAACATGTTGTAAGTTTCTGTGCCTGTCCGTAAAAATTCCATTTCGATGGAAGCTGACGGCATTCCAGAAGTTGGGACATTCCCATCTTTTGTTGATTGCGTATCTGTTTTTGTTTCTGACTTATATTCGTGTGAAATTTCTAAAGCTAATAACTTCGCTGCTGTTGTCGCACGTTCACGTGTTAATCGAAACATTAACTTGATTTTTTTACCTTGGATTGCTTTCTCCATTTCTAGTTTCCTTCTTTCTTTATTCAAATTCTAACGTGATGTCAAGTACACCGTGTGCAAGGGTCGTACCAAAATTAGTTGTATTTTCGTAAATCACTTCTGTACTACTTTCCGTTACTAACCAATTAAAGTTCTCAGTTTGATGCAATTCATGAACGATTTTTCGTACATCGGCTAATACTTGATTTAATTCTCGACGTTTGTCGTCATGATCATAAACATGAATCATAATATTGGTTGAACCTAACGTTCTTGTTTTTGTTTGTCTATCCTTAGACCATTGTTCACCTAAGAAAACAAACGGATAAGAAGCCTCATCATCTGGCAAATGCGCATAGATTTCATAGCCTGCTTGTTCCAAAGTGCCAAATAAGGCTTCGTAAAGCTCTGAATACGGGTCTTTAAAGGTCATTTTACTAACGCCTCCATATTATCAAGAAATCTTTTAGCTGCTGCTGTATGCCCTTTTTTCATATAGAAACGTCCGTACATATAACGCGTTCCATATTCTACATATGCTGAATAGTCAGCCATCGCTTCGACTTCACCAGTCATTCCATCATCTTTAATAGAAGGTGTCTCACTTCGTTTTAAGTATCCACTTCTGACTGGTGTTTCTTCTGCAATTTGATTTGCCATATAAGCAGTATCATTTTTGACGACCTCTTTTACATCGTCTAGCTTTTTCGCTTCTTCAATCGCTTCGATTAAATCATCCAATCCTGAAATATCTACTCGGTAAGTCATCGATATTCACTTCCATAAACCGAAGTTCCTTTACTAACACGCAAATTTTTAACAACGGTAAATTTTCGATTTTTTTGTTCTTCTTCGTCGTAGTATTCAAGAAAACCTGAACGAATGGATAAGCGGTCTCTAAAACGAAAAATGACCATCTGCTCCTTTATGTTAGGGAAAATGGTCATTTGTTTTTCCGTTCCGACTTCGGTTACACTGCCTATCAGTTTTTCCGAAATCAGCTCGTGCTTTTTGTTGTAGTAATTAATGCAGATTCTCATAAAAAGGACACCTTCCTTTTACGAATCAAGCCTTGTTCTTCAAGATAATCGTTAATCTCATCTTGAAATTCCCCGAAGTCGTCCAAATTATAAGAAATTGTTTCTTCTGATTGAGAATGCTGTTCCATGCCTTCAAAACCTAAACGGTTATATCGTTTCACTACAATTGACGGAACAATATAGTCCAATTTTTCTGGTATCTCATCTGTTTTTAGCTTTACTAGCAGTTGCTTTTCAGTAATGTCCCAGATTTTGATAATTTTTTCCTTATCTTTTTTGTAGGTATCATCTGAAATATCCAGCAATACACGATATTCTGAACCAAACATTTTCTCACCTACTCTGCTTCAATAACTGCCCCATCTGCCGTTGGTGTTACCTTTTTAACGGTCGGGGCGCTTACTTTGAATCGTAAGAAACGTAAATGGCAGGGCGAGCTTTTTCAGTTACGATAGCATCGTAGTAGTTCAACCCTTTAATAGTGTCTCTGTAGCCGTCACGGTCTTGTGAAGCTGGAATTAGATCAATAGAGTTGTATTTTTCAACTGGCAAACAAACCATCAAAGGCACAAGAATATAATTAATTTTCTTCGTAGAATCTACCTGTAAACGAGATTTGGCTACTTTTTGAATAATAGTATCGGAACCGTCTAACTGCGCAACTTTACGGTTAATACCTGAAATTTGTTGCTCGTTCGTAGTAAATGTTTTTGAAACACCTTTTGCATTTTTTAATGCTGAATAGTAGTCAGTGGATACAAACATAATAAACGGACCGACAATTTCTGCATCTGTCATATACGCTTCTGCCGCATCATATGAAGCCAAAGCATTTTCTGTAGTAATGGTTTCTTTTACCGTTTTTCCAACGTATTTTCCTTCGCTATCATCATCCGCTGCTTCCGCAAATGCCGCTTCTAATAGGCGTTGTACCGCAACGCGATCTTTTTCAGGAATCGCAACTAAACGAGTGTGTTCTTCCACAATCGCTTGAACTTCATAGGAAGCATTTTCTGATTGATCTAATGTGTCTAAGTCATAACCAAACCAACGTTCTTTCTCTAGTTTGACCGTTTCTTTTGCCACATCAATTTTAGAACGTTTATTGTCTTCGTTACGTTTATAATCACTAGCAGTAAAACCTTTCATTTTGTTGATGCGGACTTCTTTTGCGCCTACAAAATCCGCTTCAGTTACTGCAGCAGCTCCACCTTTCAATAAATCCCAAACCTGAGAGCCTGCGGCAAATTCTTTGTCAATTGCTTTTAAATCTTTGCTATCTAAAATAACTGGCATAATTTTCATCTCCTATTTCTTTTCTAAATTTTTAGTCAAATTGCTGCGCCAATCGGTCTCTTTTGTTGCTGTAGCAACGTTTACAGTTTGACCTTTCAGCAATTCTTTTTGGATACCATCTCTAGCTTTTGAAATAATTTGTTTTAATTCATCTACAGCTTTCTTTGTATCCTCGTCCGTATCTTTCACAAGCAATAAATCGGCTTGTGCAGCACTTACGTAGTCGGAAAGGCCATTCTCGGATAAATCATTACGAACAGATTCGGCACGTGTTAAACGGTCGAGACGAGCTTGTGCTTCCTTTTCTCGTTTTTCCGCTAAAGCTTCTTTTTCTGTAGCTTCTTGTTCTTTCGCCTTAACACGTTCTTCCGCAGTCATTTGCTCGTAAGATTTTTGCTTTTCCCAATCGGATTTTGCTTGCGCCACAGCTTTTTTAGTTTCTGCTGCGACCATTTTGGCAACATCATCACGGGTAAAAGTCTTTCCAGTTTCTTTTCCGTCTGGATTTTCATTTTTTGGATTTTGAGAATCCTTTGTCGATGAATCCCCCGATTCGTTTGAATTTCCAGAGTTTGGCTCATCAGAATTTGGTTCATCTGCAAAAAATTGTAAATCCATCGGTAATAATAAGTGTTTTTCTTCGTTCATGTTAAAACCTCCAGCCATTACGTGGCTAATCGAAATTAATAGGTTACGCCTATCAATCGAAACAGCTTTCTCTTTAACGCCTGTAAGCAGTAAGAAGGCAAATAAAAAAAGCCTAACTTTCGCTAGAACTTTTTGTCTTTATAAGCAGGTGCAGTGCTACACCGACACCAGTTGTGAATAGGACTTGCATTGATTCCTGGGCTCATTTCAGAAACCTTATGTGGATTTGCACTTGCTATTCCTACACAAATAGGACAAGCGTTTGATTCTACAATTAGGTTGTATTCTTCATACCCGTATTTTTCGTAGCTTTGCTTTTGTACTTCGCTTTGTATTCTTGCAGATTCACTAATCATTAGCCGACGTGCGACATAATCAGCCGTTTCCTTTCCTCGCAAGCTATCAATCACAACTAATCTCCGTAGCTCTCTAGCCAGTACATCTGGATGCTTACCTGCTGATAGCCCAACTGTTAATAAACGATCGATACTCGCTTTCAAAACATCTTGATTCACCCACAAACGTTGCGAAAATGTCGTGTTATGAAACGAACCATCAATAATCGCTTTAGCAAACATTCGGTAGGTTTCTTCGGAAAGAATGGACCCACCTAATATCCCTGCCTGTCGCACAAACTCCGCTACAGCTTCCTCTGTTAATATCGCTGTAAAATAAGTCTGTAGCTGATTCGTATTGTCTGTTAAATACAAACCTATTTTCGATTTTAAAAGCTCTAAACGATTAACCTTCATCGTTAAATTGTATAGCCTTAATTGCTCGTTAGCTTCTTTTGAAAAGTCTCTTGTTTGTACATAACGTTTCGCTTTTTCCGCGAAAATTTCTACATCGTGTTTACTTACACGTCGTTTCGCTTCATCAATGCTAATCTTCTCTTTCCCTGCATAAGCGACGTAAAACTGTTGAATTTCTGCTTCTATCGTTTTCCATAACTGTAAATACCGTCTATGAATTTCTTGTTCGTAATTCACATGTCGTTTCAACATTTCTTCGATATGTTTTGCTTCTCGTTCCGCCCAATAATTACTCATGTTCTTCGGTCACTTCTTCCGTAGTTTGAGTAAATTTACTGAAATCAACTTGAGGATCTAAACGTTCGTCTGTTTCTTCGTCCTTTATACGTTCCATTTCTTGAGTTACGTCAGGAACAATCGATAATACGCCTAGTTGTGTTTCTCTTGAAACAATTCCCTCAAGTTTTTGTGCGGTTTCCGCTTCGTCTTTAATATTGCGCGGAATATTAAAGTCAAAAGTGTATTCTAAATTAAACCATTCTTTCGCTTTATTAGCAGGTACATTCGTAGGTAATGAAAAAATCATTTTGTACATTTGCGCATATGCTTTTTTAAACTTCCTAGCTTTCGCTTGTGCTAAATTCCTAGGATTTTGCATTTTAAATTCTAGCGAAATTCCAGAAGCGTTATTGCTAAAACTTTCATCGTTTGCATTATAAGTCATAGACATTTGATAAATTAACCGCTCTAATCGGTCTAATAGATTTTCTTGTGTTGTATCTGAACTAGGTTTATCCAAAAAATTAATATCTACCGATTCACCTTCATTTAAAGGCTCGGCACTGTTAATCACTCGGTTATCACGTAAATAGGCAGCGACGTTTTCGTCAGCTAAATCTACCCCTATCATTTTTAAGTAGGCATCCGCAAAATAACTCACATCATTCGCTTTTTCTGATAGAGCTTCGTTGTAATTATTAATCAGCGACCACACAGATTCGATACGTCCTTGTCGTTCGTCGTTTTCCATAAACTCAATCATAGGCACTTCACCGTACGGATTAGCGATTGCCTCTTTTCCACCTAGCAAATAAGACAAGGCTTTCTGAAAAACGGTCGGTCCTTGTTTACTCTCTAACCGTTTAGAAGTCTTGTCTTGTGTAAAAATAAACGTTTCTGTGCTGTTTTGTGGATAAACAGTTGCTGTTAGCTCGTCGTTTGTCATTTTGTTGTAAAGCACGGCAAACATAGGCGCTTTTAATAAATCATCTGCGTAAACAATAAATCCTTGTGTAGGTTTTAAATAAGTCACGCACGTTTCCGCTTCTTCGTTTTGGTATAAAAGCTTATAAGCATGCCCATAAATAGCAGTTAACTTAGAAAGCTCCGCGTCGTTGTCTTCTTCATCGTTTCGTTTACGGAAATCTTGAACAAATTCCTTTAGCTCTTCGTCTGGATGAGTAATTTTTGTTGGTTTACCGTTAAAGAAAGCTGCAGAACTATCTACAACATAACGGGCAAAGTTAACCGCGATACGATGGTCGGGCTTTCCAATCCCTTTGCCTTTTTGATAATAAATATCGTGTTGACCGTTGTAGAGCTTTTCTAATTCTTCGTAAAAGCCAATTAGTTTCCGATGCTTATTGATGTATTTATCCACCAAGCGCTCGTCAATCTTTGCGTTTTTATCACAATAAAAGACACGATTTCCTAAAAGGTCAACAAATTCTCGTATTTTACCTTCCGTGTTCGGTCTACTTACTCTGTCTGTCATCAAATAACCCCCTTCACACTTTGTAATTTAATTCCACGTGCTTTTTTACTACGATGTTCAACTGCGTATCGTAAAGCATCTATCACGTGATTATAGCTATCAATAGGTTCATTGGTGTACTCCCCTGTTTTCTTGTCTTTAGCCCACGTGTAGTTTTCTAATTCCTCAATCAGTTTTACGCAACGATCGTCTACGATTAGCTCGTATTGCAATAAAAAAGAAAGCCCCTGTCGTATTGAATCAGGACCTTTCTTGGCTGCACGTATTCTAGTAATTCCGTTCTTCTTGATTTCTGCAATAGATTTCTTTTCAGCTGAATCCGCAGTGATAACTTCTTTTGCATAGCCTAAATCTTTAATAACCGTTGAGATTTCATCATTCAGCAAGCCTTTTTTGACGTATTCTTCAAGAACATAAATACGTTTGTTCTTCTCGTCTACCTTTGCATGCACAAAAGCGGAAGGGTCGTTTACATACCCAAAGTCTAAGCCAAAATCTGAATCAATCTGTCTTAACAGTTCATCGTGCTTATCTAATCGTTTTCTCTGATAGTTTGGAAATACAAGTTTATCTAGCGTAGCAAATTCTCCTAAAGCATATATGCGATAATACGCTGGGTTTCGTTTGGCTAAATCCTCAATCACCTTTTTATTTTCACTATCAAGAAACCGATTGTCTTTATAGGTGCTGTGATAAATCCCTGTTCTTTGTTGATCGACTTCTGCTTCCTCGTCAAAGAAAGATTTATATACCCAGTTCAGTTTAGAAACTGGGTTAAACATTAAAAAGATTTGACGTTTCACATGCTTGCGTTCACGTAAACGCAAAGTAAGCTGTGTATAATCTTCTAGCGTAAATTCTGTTGCTTCTTCCATCACGACGTCAGACAACCCTTTGATGGATTTTATTTTCTCTGGGTCGTCCATTCCCTTGAAAAGAAACTCTGCGCCGTTTGGTAACGTGATTCTAAAATCAGTGTTATTTACTTTACACTTGTCTAGCAGTCCCCAATCAGAAAGACACGCTTTCACATCCTCGAAAATAGAGTCTTTTAAGCTACGCCCTACTTTTCTTGTAAATAAAATCTTTCTTGGTTTCTTCCATCTTTGACATGCTTTAAAAACAACCTTTTGAACGACACCGTGACTTTTGCCAGATGAAGCGCCGCCCCAATAAACCTCGGTGAATTTAGAATAATCCACCAATCGATCATAAAACGATTTGTTAAAAACTCTTGACGGGAAGTTAAACTCTAAAACGATATTACGTTTCTTCGTCTGCATCCCACTCACCAACCTTAATCACAATATCTCCCGTTTGTAAATCGACTTTATCAGTGAACAGCGCATGACGTTTACCAAGAAGCTCGGCTGCTTTTAAACGGTCTTTTGCGCCCACATCGATGTCTACAACGGCTTGTGCGCCTTCGCCTACACCAATTAGCGTTGCTTCTTTGTACTCGCCGCGCATAACAGCTGTTAGGTACTCTAGCACCTCTTGGGCATCGGCTGTTCGTTCGTTTTTCAGTTCTGCGAGGCGTTCGTCTATATAAGCTCTGAGGTCAGGTTTGGTCAAGTTTTCCTGTCCTATCTGCTTTGCAGTCTTTTCGCTATATCCCGCTTTAATCGCTGCCTGTGTAGCATTTCCCGTCTCGATGTAAAAATCACAAAATCGTTTCTGTTTCTCGGTCATTCGCATGTTATTCACCGCCTTTCTGTATCAAAAATAGACACCTTCCCATTTTTTTGGGAAGATGCCTTTTTCTGCGTAATTTTACTGATAACAGTATATCACGATTTATCAATGGGAATTGTCACATCATTGTCACTTTTTTCGATTTTCTTCAAAATCTGGTTATGTTTATTTCTGATATAGCCATAGCTATGCCCAAATTCTCCCGCGATTTGTTTTAACGATAGCCCTTCGATATACTTTGCTACTAAGATTTTTTGATCTAGTCCTTTAAAGCTATAAACTAACTTCCGTAGATCATAGATGGCGTTCATTTTCCACGCTAAACGTTTTTCATGGTCTTCGATAATATCTTCCAACTTTGATGCTTTAGAATCTTTAGTCAACGTATACCTTCCTAAGTCCTCAGGGTCGCACCATCGCTCTAACTCACTTTTGTACGTCTCTAATTCCCAATCAAGGTAATAGATTTCTTGTTCTAACTTTTGATAACTATTTAACCATTCATACAAAGCTGTTACCTCCTATACTCCTCAATTTTGGCTTTCACTGCAGCCATTAGCGCTGATTGGCCTTGTTCTTTTGCTTGTAAAGCTTTGATTACTTGTTCATCGATAGTTCCTTTCGTCACTAAGTGATGAATAATAACAGGCTGTGTTTGTCCTTGACGGTCTAATCTGGCATTGGCTTGTTGATAAAACTCCAAAGACCACGTAAGCCCAAACCACACGATAATGTGCCCGCCTTTTTGTAAATTTAGGCCGTGGCCTGCCGATTGCGGATGGGCTAAAAGTAAAGGAATTTTTCCCTCATTCCATTTCTCAATATCCCCGTCAGACACATTTAAAGCCTTTGCTTGTTTAAATCGTGCTTGGATTCTTTCTAGGTCATGTTGGTATTGATAAAAGACTAAAACTGATTGCCCTTGTGCGTCCTCTATAACGCGTTCTAGCGCATTTAACTTTTCTTGATGTATTTCCCTTCCGTCGCCGTTTTCGTCGTATACAGCGCCGTTAGACAGCTGTAAAAGCTTGTTTGATAGTGTAGCCGCATTACTAGCTACAACGTCTGTTCCTTCGAGTTCTAACACGTATTCCCGTTCTAGCTCTTTGTATTGTTTCCAGCTTGTTGGGTTCAAGTCTAGCTCGATAATATTTTCCGTTCTCGGTGGCAGTCGCAAATAATCTTTTGCTTTCATACTCACGCATATATCGCTTATTTTGTTGTAAATCGCTTCTTCTGCTCCTGGGATTAACTGCCAAGAATACACGATATGCCCGTTTTTTTTTGCGGGGACAAAATATTTATTGCGGTATTGTGTGATGGTTTTTCCTAGCCGTTCGCCTTGGTCCAATAAATACATTTGCGCCCACAAATCCATCAAGCTGTTTGGGGAAGGTGTGCCTGTTAGTCCGATAACACGTTCCATCTTCGGCCGCACTTTTCGTAATGCTTTAAATCGTTTGGCACTACTTGACTTAAAGCTAGATAATTCATCAATAATCACGGTTTTAAAGGGCCAGTTTCGCTGATAATAATTGACTAACCACTCCACGTTTTCACGATTGATTAAATAGACATCCGCTTTTTTGAATAAAGCTTCTTCGCGTTGCTTTGGGTTTCCTAACACTTTTGAAAAAGTGAGGTGCTGTAGATGGTCCCATTTTTCAATTTCATCGGTCCAAGTTTTCTCGGCAACTGATAAAGGGGCAATCACTAACACATTCTCAATAATTTCAAACGTGTGTAACAGCTCGTCAATAGCTGTCAAACTGGATAAGGTTTTTCCTAGTCCCATATCTAAAAGTAAAGCACAGTAAGGATGATCAAGAATAAAATTCTTAGAGTATTCCTGATAGGGGTGTAGGGTTGCTTTCAAACTCAATCACTCCTTTTTACGTGGCATATCAGGCATAACTCTTGCTATACCGCTTTGCATTGCGTAGATTAACGTATCCACTCCTTGCTTGCTGTCAATGACAAACACTGGGATAAGCTGCTCTTTGAATTTCTCTATAATTTTTAACTGGTCTTTTCTTGGCTTGCCGCCATGTCGTTTTAATTCAACGAAAAACATATTGCCTTGGTACAAAATAATCCTGTCAGGAACGCCTCTAGTTCCTGGGGAAGTGAATTTATAACATAAAGCTCCTATGCGTTTTACCTGCCTAATTAGGTACTTTTCAATGTCGTTTTCGATTTGCATATCTTGCCTCCTCGTCTGTATCCAAAGTATCCCTCGCGCACGCGAATAGGCTAAATACCCCATTTTACATATATACATATATACGCTATATATGTATATTAACTATTTCTATATATGAATAGATTTTATGGATACAATGGATACGATAGCCCTTAAACGCTTGGTATTATTGAATTAAATGCGTATCCACACCTGTATCCATGCCATTTTTTAATGGATACGATGGATACACGTTTATTTTTTGCCGTATCCATCCTCTAAAAATAATGGATACGGCAAAAACGTTGATATAATAAGATTCTTACTTTTTGCTGTATCCATAAATGTATCCGTCACTCGCATCGGGTGAATGCTGTTTGTAATCCATAACCAGGACCAAACCTCAATCTACCTCTACTCAATTTATATTTTTCCCAACCAGATAAATGGCTTAAAACTTGACGAATTTCTGCAGCTTTTGCAGGATGTATGTTTTTAGAATCTCCGTTGTACAATTCATTCCAAACCTCTGCAATACATACTTTGTTTCTAACAATCTCGCCTTCTTCCTGAATATCCGTGCCCCACCCCTGAATATACTCTCGTCTTTCTTGCTTACTTCGCTTGTACCAATCTTCCGTTATTGGGATTTCCAAATATTCAAGGATTTCGCCTTCCATGCTAGAGGTTTCCGTGTGCATTTCTTGGGCTTCTAGTGCTAGTTTTTCTTGTTCGTCTGTTAGATGCAAAGGTTCTCCTGCTTGCCACAACTCAACGGCTTCTGCCCATATCTGATTGCGCGTTTCGTCGGTCATTTCCCACACCTTATTTTTAATCGGTTGAATGCCAACATCTACTGGCCAAAAACGCCGATTTCCTGTTTTATCTCTAAGAAACTCGTTGTCGTTCGTTGTTCCCCAAAAGACACAACGGCGTTTAAAATAGGACTTATGCCGACCGTAAGCAACGCGGAAAATGTCTTCTTGCTTGCTAATAAAATGTTTGGTGGCTTCAATGTCTGCTTTTTTTGTCGCTGACAATTCGCCCATTTCCATGATCCAAACACCTTGCAACGCTTCGTAAGAGTCTTTCCCCGTCACACCTTCTAAGCTGTTAGAAAACCAGTCTCCCGCCAATTTGGCAGGCAATAGCGTTTTTCCTATCCCTTGCGGTCCACTAGTCACTAGCATGTAGTCAAACTTAATCCCTGGCACAAAAATACGCCCTACGGCAGCCGTAAGAAATTTTTTCGTAACTACTCGATTGAACGGTGTATCTTCTGCGCCTAAGTAGTCTATTAGTAAAGTTTCTACGCGAGGCACTCCGTCCCAGTGCAAGCTCTCCAGGTATTCTTTCACTGGATCATATGAGTTTCTTTCAATTTCTTGGACTAGCGCATCATCAATTTTGCCACGGTTCACAATACCGTAAATTTTTTCGATGTATACACGTAACCCCGCATCGTCGCTGTCCTTCCACATCTTGTCTCGGTCTAATTTTCGCCAAGGCAAGTTGTCTTTCACCTCAATACGATTAGAGAAACTGTTCATAAAAATTTTCTTTTTAAGGTTCGGGTCGTTCAGCATAATGACTTCTAAATTTTTCGCGGAAGCCATAATCTGACCGTATTCGTCAATTTCGAGGTCCAATTTTGTAAACCAGTCTTTGTCGTTCTCTTCCAATTCGTCTAGCTCGCCGTCAAAGTCTTCTAACGCTTGTGACAACCGTTCGCTTTGAAGTAAGGTCTTCACTTGCTTGTCTTCCATCGCAAACTCTCGCATCGCTTTAAACGATGGGTAACGGTCAATCCGCGTCGTCGGTTTGACATCCTCATCTAAATCGCCAAACAAATGAATACGGACAAGGTCAAACGCGTTCACCAGTTGATCGCCTACAGGATCCGTACCGTGATGAGAATAAGCGAACTTATCATCATAAATCACTAACCCACCACTAGTAGAACCTTCTAAAAACGTCCAACGGTCCTCTCTTCCTGTTGGTCCGTAGATGTCAGGTAAAAAGGTTTCAATCGCTGAAATGATGTCATACGTGCGACAAAATGCTCCGACAATCCCTTTTTTCTCTAATGGGTCGCCTGCTTTTTTTGCTTGTCTTTCACGGATTGAATGCCCCCGTGAACTTTCTGGCCAAAAACTTGCATCTCGCCAGTCTTCGTATTGGCTTAGAATTTCGTCAGGGTCGACCCACGGCAAATCGATGTTATCGGTGAAATATTCCCCGTCTATCGAATGACTGGGCCAATACATTAAACGTTCTGCCTGATAGGTCGTATCATCGAAGTTATCCATGCCGAAAAACTCCGCAAGCTTTCTCGCTAGGGGTTCATACTCTTCGGCCGTCACTGGGCGACTTAACGGAATAATCAAGCGATAACGCGGACCTTTGACTAAATGGCTGTGTGTCGTGTAAATAGCCGCTGCATGGTCAAATAACAGCTGTACATCGTCCCAAAAGTCTAACGTCGTACTATCAGCATCTAACGTAACAAGACTTCGCTGTTGCGTGTTTCCTCTTTTCCGTCGTCCTTCTTTTAACCAACCACCAATAAACGCCCCAACGTCTTTGACCTCGCCTTGTTTCGATTTCGGCATTTTTTTGTAGTCCTCGACAGTCTCTTGTGTAACCGTCGGGGTCTTTAGCCGTTGGATAAAATCCGACCAAGACATCTGCCGATTTTTCCATTTTTTCTCGGTTTTTGAAGCACCAACTGCAAGATGGATTTCACCATCATAGGCTAATTTGATGTTTTTTTCTGGCTGTTCCATCTTTCCGCTTCCTTTCTTTTATTGTTTTTTATTTTTTAATAGTTTTTGAATTTTACGATTTTCTCTAATCACAGAAATAGAAAGTAGGATATCTACTATAAAAATAATTATGAAAACTGCTAATATTTTACCCATTTTCTTCACCTCTTCTTTTTGGTATAATTTTATTAAGGAGTTGATAATAATGAATTTTAGAACCGTTAGTATTATTGTAGATAAATATTGGGAAATACTTGAAAATATTGAAACACGGGAAGTATCTCATGGTGGCATAAGATACCTCGATGTTACAAACTATGAAGAACTCATAAATGCCGTAAAAGAAATACAAAAACTTGGTTTTATAAATTTCGAAATTTCAGAATTAGAAGAGTTAGGCCTTAAAATCAACTTTCAAAGCCCCAACGGAGAAGCTCGGATGGAGGCTTCCGTTTTCAATAAATTTAAAACTATTATCGAGTACATCCAAAGAGAAACAGTGTCAATATCTATCCTATTAGCAAAACAATTACCAGCCCAAAATGAAAATTCACTCACAATAGAATTACCAAATTATGAACTGTACTCAGACCTAGCGGAAGGCATAAAAAGTATAGAAAAAATTTTTCAGCTGGCATTACCAGATAAAGCAAAAGATCAGATTAAGATTCAAAATTTTGATTCTGGATCTCTTTGGCTCGAGATTGGGCTGATGTCTTCTGTAAGTCTATGTTTTATAGGCGGAATGGTGAAAGTAGTAAGTAATATTTTTGTAAAAATTCAACAGGCAAAAATCTCTCAGCAACAGGTAGAAGAAGCTGTTAGCGACTCCAAACAAAGACAAGCAGTCAAAGAGGCTCTAAAAAACAAACTTATTAAAGACTTGGAGAGCGATTCTATATCTTTTCTTAATTCACAGGGTGAAGATGACCCTTCACCAGAGAGAATAAACGAAGTAGCAAAAGCGTTTGAAATGCTAGGGGATCTAATGGACCAAGGCGCTAATTTTACCCCAGCTTATAATGCTTTAGAAACTGTTAAAGAAGCATTCCCTAATCAAGAGTTTGTTAAATCGCTACCTACAACAGCGAAGCAAATTGCATCACGTAAGCAGCTTCTGCTAAATGAACAGCAATCAAATAACGTATCTGAAGATACTAATGATGATTAATCTTTCATATAGTATTTCGTTTCAAATCCTTCGGCGTTTAACGGCAAGCCTTCCGCCCAATCAGGAACTACAGACATGATTTTGTTCATTTCTTCAATAGATTTTTCCCCTTCTGGCACTTCGGCTACTGCCTCATCGTGCACATGGAAAACAATAGGATAGCCCTCACGTTCAAGCCTCTGCATCGCTTCTGCTAAAACGTCTCTTGCCGTTGCTTGAACAATGTTTTCCACCAATTTACCGCCGTAGGTTTGCTGTTCCGTGAAAGCGACTTTATCGCCTTGACCCTCATAAAAAATAGCAGGGCCGTAGTCCCCTTCTTTTAAATGTGCTTTTGCATACGCTAGTTTTCGTCCGCTTGGTAGCTGAATAAACAAGAATCCCGCTTTTTTGTAGAACTTCAACCCTCGAGGGCCTTTTTTAATACCACCGTTTTGCAGGCAGTCAATCACAGCTTTTTGGGTTTCATGCCAAAAATTCTTAATTCGTTTATTAGCAGTACGCCAACGATCCACAATATCTTGTAATTCGTGTTCTTCAATACCGTTTTCTAGTGCGCCCATTGCTTTTAATGCACCAGGGCCCCCTTGATAACCAAGCGCCAATGTCGCCACTTTTCCACGTTGGCGCATGTCTTTACCTTCGTGGCTTTTCCAGTCGTAGTCTGTTACTTCACCTAAATGGAACATCTGCGCCGCTGTTGCTTCGTAAATTTTGCCGTGTGTGCGGAATACTTCGAGCACCCAATCTTGTTTGGCGTACCAAGCAATCACTCGAGCTTCAATCGCTGAAAAGTCAGACACAATGAAACGATGCCCTTCTTTGGCAACTAACCCTGTTCGGATAAGTTGTTTCAATGTGTCTGGCACATCTTCATACATTAATTCGATGCCTTCAACATCTTTTGCTTTCACAAGCTGACGGGCAAAGTCAATTTCACTTAAATAGTTTCTAGGCAAGTTCTGCACTTGTAATAATCGCCCTGCCCAACGTCCCGTGCGGTTGGCACCGTAAAATTGTAAAATACCGTGAATGCGATTGTCCGAACAACGGGCGTTATCCATCATCAAATATTTTTTTGTGCTTGAATTGGATAAGCTAAGGCGCAATTTTAATACCTCCGCCACATTCTCGGGCAAGTTTCCTAATGCTAGAGCCTTTAACACAACTTCTTTTCCTAGTTTCTCGAAAGGCGTTCCTTGTTCTTCTAGCCACTTTTTCAGTTGCGCTAAGCTGTTAGGATTTTCCAATCCTGTTAACTCCTTCATTTCGTTTAGCCCCGCTTCACTTAAATCGGCCATAATGTCAATAGCAGCCGTTGCCAATTCGTGGTCAATTTCTGCCCCTCGGTCGTTAATTCGCTGATCCAATGTGTAAAGCTTCCACTCACTTTCGGGGACAGGGAAGCGATTCAACTTATTCGCGATAGCCATTTCTACATTGACGTCTTGAATGCAATACTCTATAAACGTTTGCCATTTTTCGGGAGCGTGTTCAGGTAAATTTCTTGTGCGCATGCCGTTTTTCTTAGTCGGCTTACACGGTTTAGAAAAGAAGTTAATCAGTTGCGTACCTCTCGTATCTTTTTGCTGTTCGATGTTTAAATATTTCGCACACTGACCTAAAGAAGCTGGCAACCCTAATTCGTTTGCGTGAACCATCGTACAGTGCCATTGTGCAGGGTCTAAGTAGTACGGAACACCTAAATACTTAGACAAACAAACGCGCTCAAATTGGGCATTAAATGCAATTTTAAGCACGTTCTTATCTGTTAGCGCAGCCACTATCTCGTCAGGTATTTCACTAATTGTTAAATCCTCACATTCGACAGGCTGCCCATCAACCGAATAAGCAAAAAGTAAAATTTCAAAGTTGGGGCTATCAGCGTATTTATAAACCCCAACTTTGGTTAAGTCTTCATCCGAATACGTTTCAATATCAATATTTAACGTTTTCATTTGCTATCAGCCGTTTCAGATGGTAACCGCAATTTACTTTTATCAACGGCAATCATCGGAAGCTGTGCTTCTTCCTCTTTAAAAACATCAACGTTGATCCCTAGTTCTTCAAGATAAGCCACTCCTTGTTTAGCAGGCACTCTTTCTACATTTGCAATAATCGCATTGTACGTTTCTCTTACCTCTCGGATTTCTTGATCGTAAACAGCTTCTACTTTCGCAAGCCCTTTTATTGAGTTATACTTAAGTTTTTCAAGAAACCCTTTCTTATAGGTTTCAAAATCTCTAGCATCCGTATCGCGATAAAAGCTCCATATCTCCAAACTGTTTTCTTCTAACAAATCGACAAGTTCATTTTTTACGTTTTGGCGAATTCTAAGTGAGCTGAAATATCTATGCAATTTCTCAAATTCAGGATCAATTTTCAGCCACTCCGATTCAATATGTGCACGAATAGCCTTCGTCTTTTTTTCTCTTATTTCTTTTTCCACTGAATTTTTTAAGGTATCCACATAGTTTCTTAAACGTGCTTTAGTTGGTTTCATTTTTTCCTACCTCCTGATCTTCTACTGGTGTATATTCTTGTTTAACGTAAAATGCTATATTCGGTAGTTCAGACAGTCTAAGTGAATACTCGTTTGCCTGAACAAGTGAACCTTTAACTGTAGAGAAATAAATCATATTTGATTTTCCCTCTTCAATTAGCTCAAAAACATCGTGCAACTCAATAGGTAAATAAATTGGTTGTTTACTCATTTCAATTTCTCCTTTCAAAAGAAAAGGGGCACTTTAGCCCCTTATTCAATTTTTAGCTAAACATATCGTCTTCTTCGTCTTCCCACTCTAAATCACCAAAATCGGATTCAGCATTGGCACGACCGCCTAAGAAGTCCCCTTTACATAACGTTAAAATGTTATTTAGCCCAGCAGTAACTCCTTTGTTTCCTGCAGTACTGTAAGCATAAAAGTTAATAGATGCAATCGCATAAACACCTGAATAGACTTCGTCTGGATCGTCTGTTTTTACAAGCACGCCATCTTCACGTTTTACGACTTGTGGTTTCGTTTTACTTGATACGTTGATAAACATTGCGTTTTCAAATTCTGGGCGTTCTTCGGTGTCCATTTCTTCATCACCATCGCGTAAGGTCGTTTTTAAACGGTCAAATTTAACACCTTTTAATTTGTCCCCTTTTGCGCCTTCATAAGCTGTTTTGATTGCTTCTTTCATCGCTTTAAGGGTTTCTTTATCGTCTTTTGGAATAATCAACATGCAAGAATATTTTTTCTCTTGCCCTTCTTCCATTGCGTGAGGTTCTAACACATGCACAAAACTTAATCTCACTTGATTTGTAATTACTTTCGTTCCAGTTACTTTTGCCATTTTAAATTCCTACTTTCTTATATTTTTTAGTTGAATAATTCGTCTTCTTCTAAATCATCTAACGAATTAGAAGCTTGATCTGTAAAATACTGTTTAATGTCCGAGATGATTTGTTCTTTCATCTCTAAAATAGATTCTTTATAGGTTTTTAGGTTCATTGTCCACGTTTCATCTACAAGCAATGAGTTAGTAACTAACGACGATAACGCCGCTTCAATCGTGTTAAAATATCCTTTAAATAACACTTTATTCTCACTGAATACATAAAGCCCAACATTGCGTGTATCTTCTCTTGTGATGTAATAACCTTTACCGCTAAAAATTACAGGCTTTTCTTTACATGATTTTTGAGGCATTTTATCCCCCACCTCCTACTTAAATACATCCAAAGTACCTTCTTGACGTTCTAAGATAACCACCGTATCTGTCACCTTAATATTTACAGGGCGATTTCCTGCGCTGTTTTCAACGGTAACAATAACCGCATTTAAATCATCAAAAGGCTGTATAACAGTAAATTCATCCTCAGATACGTTAATTCCTGAATGCTCCGCTTTCTCCATTCCCTTTTTTAGAGTTGAAGATATTGCCTCTTGTGTGTCAATTTTTTTCATAGCCTTTACTCCACCCCTTCAAAATCATTAAACGCATTTTCTACGCTGTTTAACGCTGGTCGCTTGTCACTTTCAGGAACAAGAACTGGCTTTCCTTCTGGTTTGATGATGAAGTCTGCAGCTAATTCCGCAAATTTTTTCTTGCCGACAACTTTTTCTAATTGCCCAATGGCTTTCAGTTCCTGCGGTTTTAAAATATCTTCATCTTCAAATCCTTCGGCTTCTAAAACCATCAGTAGCCCTTCATTATCTGAAATTTTCCGATTACTTCGTTCAGCGACTACTTTCCAACCAGGGAACTCTTCGCCTTCGTCCCTTGCTTTCTGTAAAGCGTAGGTTTCCACATGCTCCAACCATTTCTTAATTTCTGGTGCACGTTCTAAAATTTCAGCAATTTCCTCATTGGTTAAAAGCGGTGCTTCTTTCAGTTCGTGCTTATCAATCAGCTGAAAATTTCTCTCCGCACGTGGCCGTAGTTGGGCACGAACTTTTGAAAACTTCACAACGTCGTCTGTAATCGTCCATTCTCCTGTACCTTCCCAAGCCTGCACTGCTCGAGGCGCCACGTAATTATCAGCCCAGTATAATAATTCTTCTTTTTCAATTTCAAAGGTCGAAATATTGTCTAAACGAGGTTGAATAATCGTCATTCGCACGGTTTCAAATTCGTAAATGATGTCGTACTTATCCACCGCACCAAGCGCGTATAACATCAGTTGAGGATTTAAATACGCATCAACAGGAACGCCTTTGCCGTATTTTAAGTCGATAATTTCAATCGTCTTATCTGATAAGACCACCACGTCCGAAGTTCCAAACCCTTCTGGGACCCACTTAGAAAAATCTACTTTTTGTTCTAATTCGACTGTGGCATTTTCGTATTGATTGACACGTTCTTCTACTAAATCGCAATAGGCAGTGACGTATTCTTTCATGGATTCATCACAATACGGATGGTCTTGTTCAAAAAATTTCAATCGAGAGTTTACCGCTCTGGCGGTTAATAGCTTAAACCGCTTCGCCAAATACAACTCTGCTAATTCATGCGCAGTTGTTCCCTCCTCCGCATAAGAGCTGCCGCGATCTTTTACTTTTTCTTCCAGTCGTGCCAAAGGTGGGCATATTAGCCACCGATGCGCACTACTCGCTCCTAATAAAGCGTGACTTCCTACTGGCATGCTTATTCACCTACCAACGTTTCTAAGTCAGTGATAAATTTGCCGTAATGTTCTTCTTTCAAGTCTGAAAGTTTTTCTGCGTTGTAACGGCCAAAGCACATTTTAATCCGATCACGATTGCCGTTTGCCATTGCTTTTTTCATTGCTGCTTGTACATCTGCTTTTGTTGCCCCTGGATGTAAATCGGCTGTTGCTGATACCTCTTCTGTTTCTGAATCAGTAGGCACGACTTTCTCCCCAGTTTTCGATGGTTCGGTGTCTGAGGTTGAGGCCGTAGAAACTTCTTCTTTTTTCTTCGCAGTCGCCTTTTTCTTTTTTGCAGGTTCTTTCTTCGCTGCTTTTTCTACTTCTTCTGTAGCTTTTTTATTAGCTGTATTTAAAGATTGTGTTACTTCTACAACGCTTCCCGTTGCTAATTGAGATAAAATTTCTTTCATTTCTGTTGCTGAATCTGCTTCAATTGCTAAGTTAATTTTTGGCATTTTTTATTCCTCCAGTTGTTTTTAATTGGTTAATGTCTTCATCTGTTACATTGAAAATCGCTTTAAAATTGGCGTGATAATGCAACGGTGGGTCTACATTACGTTTTTCATAAACTTTTATCAGCTTCACAGGAAGCAGCATTCTTTTCGCTAATTCTTCTTGTGACATGCCCGCTTTTCGCCTAATTTTCTTGTACGGTGATAACAAAGCGTTACACTTCCTTTGCTAATTCCCGATAAAATTCAGGTACTTTTTCTTTTAGTTCTGTTTCTGTGAAACGTTGTTTTAGCCAAGTATGTTTTCTACTAGCAAACCATTTTTTATCTTTATAGCTTAGATACTGAACTTCTCCATCCGTTGTTTTTAAACAAGATAAAGGAATTTCATACATTGGTTCTTTTTTCACTGTGTAACCATCAAGAATCGCACGTGTATGCAGTTCTTGATTTTCTTCTACTTCTTCCGTCCATTCCAAACCTTTCTTGGTAAGCAACTCTTCATCTGTAATAGGATCTTCCAACCAGTGATTCCATCCCATCTTATTAATTTGCCAAATACACCAACTTTTATAATCAATATGTGCTTTTTTACTTTTCTGCACCCATTCATCAAACTCTTTTGAGACTTCAATTTTTTCTTTTAACGCAATTGCTGGCCATTCAATCAAGTTTGCTTTGATAACAGCATTAAGTTGCTTAAAAACATAAGTATT